TGAAGTAACATTTGGGTTACCATCACGTTCTACTTTTCTTTTTTGTTCTAAACAATCTGCAACATTAGCTTTAGGAGAATAGCCTTCTAATTTACCATTCATATACATTAATAATGCAAATACCACTTCAACCATTATTTACCTCTTAAGGTATCTAATTCTTTTTCTAGTTTATCTACTTTCTTTTCTAATTGAGCTATTAATACTTTAGTATGTACGTTTTCTTCTAATTGTTTAGAATGTTTGTCTAAAGCTTTTGCTTGATATTCAATTAACATAAACATTTCTTGATTTTTAGGTGTTTGATCAGCTTTTTTTAAAAGATCTTGAGCCATTAACTTTTCATTAGTCTCTAATCTATTTAATCTTTCAACAAGACCAAAATAAGTCCATACCGCTACAACAATAGCAGATACAATAGCTATTATGTTTTTAATCGGTAATGACACATTTGTCTGGTCATTTAATTTAAATTCACTACTCATTTTTATCCTCTACGTTATAAAACATTTTATCTGAATCCTCTGTCACCCAATTTTTATTTTCAACATTCCATTCAGTAGTTTGAACTTTATAGTCTGGTACGCCTGAATAATTAGTGAAATTAGGCACATTCCAAAGAATGCGATTGTTAGGCTGAGCAGCGAAATTACCGTTAGTAAGCTTGAGAACATGAGCACATTTATGTTCTGAAACCATTTCGGAATGTTCAGTATTAAGAATATTAGCATCTGGATGCGCCCAGTCAATAGTAAATAAATATTCTGCATTATGTGTTTTACCATTACTAAAATATTTACAAGATTGTCCTTTTAAAAAATCAAAGCAGATAACGCTAGGAAAATAACTAAATGAATTCCATAATTCAAGATCTTTGAGATCTTGATCTGGTACGTCTCTGCGATCAAAACCTTTTTGAATAAAAGCGCTGATAGGTAATCTGTAATAGATTGCACCTGATTCAAGTATACAATGAAATAATATTGCGCGGCCAGATATGCTCGCAATACCAAAGACCACACAACTTTGAGTTTCTCCGTGATGTTGTTTAAAGTCATATAAATATTCACTCCTTACATTACAATAAATCGGAGGAATGTTAGCATTAAGATAAGACATAATCAATCATATATATCGCCCCAGTTTTCACCTGATTCATAATCAACTTTATTAGGAATATCTAAATCAATTGCACTTTCCATTATATCCACAATCTTTTTAGCATGTTCTGGAGATTCAACTGATATATCTAATTCATCATGAATTTGAATATGAGCAACTATACCTTGCTTATATAATTCCAACATAGATTTTTTAGTCATATCTGCAGCTGAACCTTGAATTAATTTATTTAAAGCTTTGTAAGTGTAAGCTCGCTTGATCCCTGGTCCATGTTCCTGTAGTGCATCTTCATGAGGTAATGCTTTATGCATACCAAAACTATTTGGTTCCCATAAATGGAATCTGCATAATCTACCAAGTAACGTTCTTATTTGACCACGCTCTTGAGCTCTATTAGATGCTGAGTTCATTAACTGTTTAACAAATGGAACTTTAGCATGATACTGATCAAAAAGTTCTGCAGCTTTTTCTTTAGACACACCAAGTTCAGCTTGTAACTTAGCCTTACCCATTCCATAGAATAATCCAAGGTTAATTGTTTTAGCTTGTGATCTTGGAATATTAGCCATATCAGCAACAATCTGGTGAAAGTCTGTATTAGGATTGTTCTTATAAGAATCTATTACAGGATATACAGAAGGAAATTGATGCAATGATGCATAGTGTACAACTAGTCTTGGTTCTTGTTGTGAGTAGTCAAAACAACCCCACGTATGACCTTCTTCAGGTAAGAATAAAGATCTAATCAATGGTCCAAGATCCTTGTTCCTTGCTGGAAGTTGCTGTAAGTTTGGATTGTTATAACTAAATCTTCCAGTTACAGTTCCACCTTGATCAGATCTAATCTGATTAATCTCAGCATGAATTCTTCCTTTGTGTTCGTACCTGATGATTGTATCAATAAAAGTTGTATGTGCTTTATTAATTTCTCTTGCTTTTGCAATCATTTGAACTATAGGATTAGAATGTTCTTGTAAAAAATTTTTAGTAAAGGATGGCGCAGATGATTTCTCGGTTCTATCATATTCTAAGCCAAGTTTATCAAAAACTGTTGCTATGCTTCTTGCGGCCCAAATCTGTGGTTCTATCCCTGTTTCTTGTTTTACTTTTAATAACAATTCATTCTCTTGTGCTGTTAGTTGTTGTTTCAGCTTGTGTGCACGTTCTATATCAACTCTTACTCCTTTAAATCTCATATCTACAAGACAAGGAAATAAATCAGTCTCTAAACTAAACATTGATTCTATATCTTGATGAACTATTTCTTTTTTAAACATTTGCCAAAGTTCTAATGTAAGTTCAGCATCTTTCTCAGCATAAGCTCCAACTTCCATCGCTGGTAATTGCCACATATCTTCTTTAGGGTCTAATCCTCTAGACTTAGCTGCTTCATTTAAAGCTGCTTCACTTTTACCATAGCCAAGATAATCCCAAGACAACATATTTAAACTATATTGAAATCTATTCTCATCAATTAATGATGCTGCAATCATAGTATCTACAATTAAGCCATTGATTTTAATACCCATTTGTCTTATCCAACAAACGTCATACATTGCATTATGAAATATTTTTATTGATGGAGTTGCCATGGTGTCTTTAAACCATTCTAAGACTTTCTTACGATCCATATTAGGACCAGATCCATGCGCTATTGGAAAATAAAAAGATCTTCCTGGTACAGCTACAGCTATACCAATTACTTCTCCATTACCTATAACAGAACCAGATCCTTTCTTTTTTAAATCAGGATCTCTTGTTTCTAAGTCTACTGCGATCTCATCATAAGATCGTAGATCTGGAAACTCTTCTGGTTCTACCCATTCCTTTTGTGCTTCAAACAGAGGTACTTTCATAATCCCTTTCTATAATCATTTCTATATAATGGATTGCTTTTAACAAATCCTGTTTCTTTCCTTTATCCTGGTGCCTGCAAATATATTTAATTGCATTACCTTCAGCGAACAGTATCTTATTCTTATTGATAAATAAAGAGGGCTGTATTTTATATTTTTTATAATGTGCTCCTCCTATTTGTTTAAAAAATGCCTTATTACTCATAACTGATAACCATACCTTTCTTTTTTTGATTTAAATAAATAAAGATTTTCCATAGATCGTGTTACACCTACATACCAAACTCTATTTTCTTCATCTTGTTTTTCTATATTCTCAGCAGTAGCTTCTCTGATTTTTCTTGCATTATCTAATACAAGAATAACATTCTTACATTCACCACCCTTTGCCGCATGAATGGTTGATACTTCTATTCTTGGTTCTTCAGATAATTTCTCTCCATTAGATAACATACTTCTAATGTAAAATTCCTCATTATGATCTGCATTTACAAATGCATCATACCATCTAACATCCCTATTAAATCCAAGATCTTCTATTCTAACTGTCATTTTATTTTTAAAATTATTTTCATTAAATGGTTCTTCTAAATAATCATATATGTCTTTGCAGTCAGCTATTGATATTTGATTTCCTTCAGTCAAAGATGTCCATCTTAATATTGATTTATAAAGTTTATTATTAAAACTTTTTCCGTACATATTTTTATAATAAAGATTATTTTGTTTTAATTGATTAGATATTTCTAAAGCTCTGTATACAGTTCTTGTTAATATTAACCATTTATCATTGTTGATATCTAAATTATCAAAGTTAAATATTGATTCTACTTTACCTTGTATAATATTTCCGTTGCTGTCTTTCTTTGGAAAGTATGTTTTTTCTTTTCTATTACCCTGTATTCTATCTAATATAATATTTGAAACTTCTTGAACAGCTTGTGGTATACGTTCAGATTGTTGTAGTACTTCTTCTACTGCTGGTTGATCAATGAATCTATTAACATCAGCTCCAGCCCATGCAAATATAGCCTGGTCATCATCCCCCGCTATAAAAATATCTTTTGATTTATCATTTAAAATATCAAACATCTTCCATTGTATTGGAGATAAATCCTGAGCTTCATCAATAAATACAACATCAAATGATGGACATTTATCTTTATTATTTACAAATTGAGTAACCATATCTGTAAAATCATAAAGATTATAAGACTTTTTATAATTTAAAAAATTTTCATAAACGTGATTTAGTACTTCAAAATCTATTTCTCTGCTCCATTCATTAGTATTAAACTCATCTTCAATAGATATATTTTTAATTCGTGCTTTATTAATCAATTTAAAATATTCATTATCACAATTTAAATAACCACTTTCATCATTTTCAGAATAATAATTAACTCTTATACTTAATTCCTTTCCTATTTGTTCATAATGAACTGGTTGCATTACATTTTCCTCACTCATACCTAATGTATGAAAAGCTAATGAATGAAGTGTTTGAAAAAATTTAACATCGGATCTTACATAATTTTTATTCTTGTTTAAAAATCTTTCTCTTGCTTCTGCAGCAGCCTTTCTTGTAAATGCAAAATAACCAATTTTATTTAATGGAACTCCTTTCATTAAATAGTTATTAACTTCATTTAATAATGTCATTGTCTTTCCTGTTCCTGGTGGACCTAATACTTTTTTTATCATTAGAATACGTCTTTATTACCTTTCATTTTAACTAATTCTGTTTTAGCTATGTCTTTTATAAATTTATTTCCTTCTAACTTTAAGTTTATTTTTACAACTTCTATAGCTTCATAATTTGTAGTTTCATTGTTTAATTTTGGAAATCTTTTCTTAATACCAAATTCTGCTTGATATTTTTCTTTTATTTTTTGACCTGTTCTTTCTTTTCCTTCTTTCCATTCTTTATTCTTTAAACTATTAAAGAAATTTGCAAATTTAAAATATGCAAACCCATCTTCAACTAATACAGCCCCTGATTTAAAAGAAGCATATGATTTTGCTTTTGGTCCATTAAGATAATCTTCTAAATATTCATGTAATAATTCATCAGGAGTTGTTCCTTTAGGTGGTTGATGTATTTCTACAGGAGGTAATAATTTAGCGATAACATTTTCAAAGTCATCTCCTTTTACTTTTGCTACATAAATATTTGCAGTTTTCATAATTAAAGATCTTAATTCCTCTTGATCTTTAATTTGTTTAATATCTTTAGCTCTTACTTGTTTAATACCTTTGTTTTCTGGTAGTTCTACATTGAAAGTATATTCTGGTTCTGGATAATTAATTTTTACTAAATTTGATAATGGTGGAAACATTCTTTTTCTATCAGATCCAACACCATGTTTTCTTTTAAGACATTCTGATTTCATACAGAAATTAACAATAGGCTCTTGAGTACATGTATAACCTTTTGTATTATCTTTTTTCCAAGATCTAATTTTATCTATTATTTTTTTCTCTGATCCCCAATCATTTAACACAACACCATTAGAATCTTTTATAAAATATTTTTGTGGTGCTGCTTTAAGAACCTCTTGCCAATTATCTGGATATTTTTTCTTAGCAAATACCATGTAGTTATATAACCATCTATCTCTAGCATCAGTTAATGGTTCTTTAGCCATAATCTGTAAACAAGGAGGGCCATCATTAAATTCGTCTGGACCTCCTTGTAAGACAGTTTTCACAAGGGCAAGCGAAAACTCTTCTAATTCTTCTTTTGTTTTTTTATTGTGATTAACTACTTTAATAAATTGTTCTAATGTAAAAGCAGTTCCATCATAATTAATCGCAACTCTTTCATCTCCATTAAAATAAGGAAGATTTATGTACTGACCATTAGACCATTCTTTTTTCTCTTCATCATATCCAAGTTCAGTTTGTTTTGGATACACTTCTGTACTTGGTTTTAATTTTAAAACATATAATAAACTCTCTAAAAAATTTCTTAAAAACACTGCTCTTACTTTTTCTTTTAAAAATAAATATAAATGTAGTCCACCGCTTTTTGATTTAACTGGAATTAATGGAAGATTATTTTGTTTTATAATATCTAAATATTTTTTATATGGAAAATTAACATAACTATGTTCCTTATCATCAATGTCTATTGCACCAAAACTTGCCATGCCATCATCATCACATGGTTGAATACCGATAGATGTTCTACCGTTTAAATGATCTAAATAATGTTTCTCAGTTATTTCTTTAAATGACCATCCATATTGTTTTGGTTTTTTCTTTCCTGTGTTAGGATCAATTTTAAATTCATCTAAATAAGCAATACCAAAATTTCTTTTTAGCCCGCTAAATATTTCTCCAAATTCTTTCTCCATAAACGCCCTTATTGTTTGGGGCAAGAATTAACTTGCCCCATTTATTAATTATTAGAAGTGGGCTTCCGATGTCTTTTCAGACACGTTGGACTCACCATGTTTAACTTTAATGTCTCCTCTTGAAACACTTTCAGCAAACGACTTAGCTTGTTGATATAAAGAAGAATCCTCAACAGGACCTACTTTACTCACTTCCCAACCAAACCAAGTACCTTTATCATTTGATTGTTGTACAGTTCTTAATTTATATGTATGACTAAAAGAAGCTGGAGTGAATAATCCATTCTTACCTTTCATCTTTATACTAGCCATCATACTATTCCATTTTCTACTAATCTTTAATTGCGTAGATTTCATAGCAAGTAAAGCTGTAGTTGGAGTTTGACCACAAACAATTAAGAAATGACTTGCAGTTTTTTCAATATAGTTTCCATTAGGAAGTCTATCTTTGAAAGAAGCATCTCTTTTTGTTTTTGTTAATATGTCACTAGATGATGAATGTATTCCAACTGGAGCACCAGAACCTTCACCTCTATCTTGCCATTCAATATATTCTAATTTGTAATGACAAGGAATGACATCAATCCCTGTTTCACCATTAAACAATTCTCCTGTAACAGAGTTGTAAATCATTCCAGGTTCTGCACCTTGAACATATTTACCATCTCTCTTATTAACTTCTGGAGATAACTGTCCTAGTATTTTAAGAAAAGGTAATGCTAGATCTTCATGACCCATATTACCAAGACCTTTATCTGCATCTGCTTCAAAGAAGCTAACAGCTAAAGCTCCTGCAGCTACTTTCTCAGTTACTGCATTGGACTTTTTTGTTCCTTGGTCCATTGTACTTTGTGCTTTATTCATGTTTATTTCCTTATTATTTTGGTTCTGTTTCCTGCGAACACGTTAAATAGATCAGAGGGCATATCTTTCCCAGCTTCGATACGCTCTCTGACCAATGCTTTGAGAGTCATGGGCTCAACCTTTAATCTCTGGGCTGGTTGATATCCATTCTCTTCCGCAAGGTTTGCATAAGCAATTGCCTTGTTATCTTCGTTGCGGCCAAAAGAAACGGTAACCTCATTTTTAATAAGATCACCTAGACCGTTTGTACGAAGCCAGTTAAATGCCTCTTCTTTCCTATCAGCGGAAATAGAAGCACCGTAGATGGGTTTCACTTCTACAGCGGTACCATCTGCTAATTTCAATGTTGAGATATTCATTTCAGTCATCATAGTAGGAATAACTTCCCCCGATAGAACATCTGCTTCTTCTTTTAATTTTTTTAAATTTTCTTCAGCTTGTAGTATTTTATCTTCAAGTAATCTTAATTTAACTACTTGATCCGATAAAGCTTTAGCGTCATTAATCTGTGTTAATGATTCTGTTTGATCTTGTTCAAAATTTATATTTTGCATTTTATTTCTTTCTGTTTATTGTTAACTTTCTTTCTATTATACTTCATAAGTGGAAGTATATAACACTTTTATTATTATGTCAATATCTAGGATTCAATATTTCCTTTCTCATATAAATTAATTTCAATAGGATAATAAGTTTGTTCTTGTCTATCCCACTTTAATAAATTATATCTACCACCAGTAATATCTGAAACTATAGAACATGCTACACCAATAATTGCAGGATCACCTGTAAGTAGTAAATAATCTTTTGCGGTATAATCTTTAAGTAGAGATCTTAGTTTAGCAACTAATGGTCCTGGACTTAATATCATTTGTGAATATTCAGGAAGTAATGTTTTTAATTTACCGAATTTCTGTGCTCCCAAAATATTAAATTTTGGCTGACCAATTCTTGTGCCAGGTAATTCCTGTATAATATAAACCGTATTTTCCATACTTTCGTATTTGACAAATTAATAATAAATGTGTTATAGTTCCTTTTTATAGAAAGATAAAGTGTTAATTATATGAATTATAAATTTAAAACTAAGCCGTATGCGCATCAAATAACTGCGTTAGAAAAGTCATGGAATAAAGAAGTATTTGCTTATTTTATGGAAATGGGAACTGGAAAATCTAAAGTTCTTATTGATAATATTGCAATGCTATATGACAAAGGAAAGATTGATGGCGCTTTAATTATTGCTCCTAAAGGTGTTTATCAGACTTGGTATGACATAGAAATACCAACCCATCTTCCAAAACATATTGAGATGAAGAAAGTTTTATGGAAAGCATCTTTTATGAAAGATGGAAGAATTGTATCTAAAGAAGTTGAACCCTTATTTGAATCAAGTCATGAACTTCATATATTAGTTATGAATGTAGAATCTATGTCTACAAAACATGGAGTTGCATTTGCTCAAAAGTTTTTAAGTTGTCATAAAACATTAATGGCAATAGATGAATCTACTACAATAAAGAATCCAGATGCTATTAGAACTAAAGCTATTGTTAATCTTGGAACCCAGGCTAAGTATAGAAGAATATTAACCGGATCTCCTGTTACTAAATCTCCATTAGATTTATATAAACAATGCGAGTTCCTTGATCCTTGTTTATTGGATTATTCTTCATATTACGCATTCAGAACCCGTTATGCCGTTTTAAAGACCGCTAACTTTGGTGGAAGATCAGTTCAATTAGTTATTGGATATCGTAATCTTGATGAACTATCTAAGAAGCTTGAACCATTCTCATACAGAGTTTTAAAAGAAGATTGTTTAGATTTACCAGATCATGTTTATACAAAGAGAATAGTTCAATTAAGTCCAGAACAAAAAAAGATTTATGGTTCTATGAAAGAAGTTGCACTTGCTGCATTAGATGGAAAACTTATGACAACAGCAACAGCTCTTGTTCAATTAATGAGATTACATCAAATAACTTGTGGACACTTCACTGCTGATGATGGTTCTATTAAAGAAATTAAAAATGAAAGATTAGATGCGTTGATTGATATATTAAGAGAAGTTGAAAACAAAGCAATCATCTGGGCTCACTATAGATATGATATAGAAGCTATCATTAAAGCAGTTGAAAAAGAATTCGGTAAAGATTCTTATGTAACTTATTACGGAGATACACTTCAATCTGATAGACAAAATAATATTAAACTATTACAGGATCCACATAGTAGTGTTAAGTTTTTAATAGGTACTCCTCAGACCGGTGGATATGGAATTACTTTAACTGAAGCTAATACAATGATTTATTATTCTAATGGTTATGATCTTGAGAAAAGAACTCAATCAGAAGCTAGAATTAATAGACATGGTCAAACTAGAAAAATGACTTATGTAGATATCATTGCAGAGGGCACAGTAGACGAAAAAATCGTAAAGGCCCTCCGCAAGAAAATCAATATAGCTTCACAAGTTATGGGTGAAGAATTGAAAGATTGGATTTAGATAACCAATCATTTTCACATGGTGTATAGGGTATCATTACTTTACCTCTATTTTAACACCTTCAATTTCTTTTGGTTCATTAAAACCAAATTTAATTTTAAGTAATCCATCCTTCATTTCAGCTTCATCAACTACTGTATCTTTAGCTAATTCAAACTGTTTAAAGAATTTTCTGAATGCTAGACCTTTTTGTACGTAGTCTACATTCTTATCTTCCACTTTTCCTTCTACTGTTAAGATACCATCTTTAACTTCTACAAGTACGTTTTCTTTATTGTAGCCAGCTAAACCGATTTCTAAACCGTATTTACCTTTTGAGTATTTTACTACGTTATAGAATGGAAATGATTGTACTTTTGACCACGTGTCAAAAATATTTTCAAAGGCATCATCAAAAAACTTTGTTGATCCATTGAATATTTCTTTTTGTAATTTGTTTACATCAAGTAAACCGTTATTTGGGAATAATGAATTAAAAGTCATTATTATCTCCTTTGTTAAGCAAGTTAATAGGTCCATCCACATGATGCAACCTGTGGTATATATAAATATTATTTATTGATTTTCAAGTACTGATTTTTCTCTTGTAATATGGCCAAGAACTGTGCCTTTATGAATACCCTCTTTAATTCTATATCCATGAGTTCCGCTACCATTAATCTCAACTTCTTTTCTACTTTTTAATAATGCATTATTTTTCTTTTCTATTTCTTTATTTTCATAGTTTTTAACTATTGGATCAGTATAAGTTAAAGTATGTAATTCACTTAAATTATTTTCACGATCTAAAAATTTGTATTCTATTTTTGTTGTATTAAAATCTTTCTTTATCTTTTCACATATTGTTTCAGGATCAAATTCACCACAAGAGTAAACATCAAACTGAAGCAAGGCGGGGTCAGGTTCATCCCAAACATGCATTACTATATGTGATGTTTCAATAATTGCAGCACCTGTAATACCGCGATTCCCAATCATATGAGAATACTTTACGTATGGTCCCATCATAACCTTCATTCCAATTTCTTTTATAAATTTCTTAAACCATTCCGTAAGAACAGTTTCATCCATAGGAGGATTTTTTGCTTCCGCTCTAATAATTAAATGTTTATGTACAAGTACTTCCATAAACGCCTAATATAGTTTTTTAAAACTATATGCAATAGTTTATTTTATAAATTTAAAAAAGAAAGTTAGTAACAATAAGATAGTAGATCCAAGTCCACCAATGATCCACCAAGTTAATTTTTCTACTCTTCTATCTATCTTAGAATGATTACGGCAAGACTCTTCTGTAAGATGTCTTAGATCTCTTTTAATTCCAGATATATGACCATAAAGAGCAACAATATGTTCTCCAGTTGTCTTTGGTTCTTTTCCGTTAGCCATGATTAACCTCTAGGGAATAAAAGAGCAAATCGCTCTCCTAAAGTTTGTGGTTCTTGTTGTTGTGGTCTATTAATAGATAATACGTTCTGTGAAGGATTTGGTGTATTATAAGTAAAAGGTGTTCCAGGAGTTACTGGCGTTGAACTAGATGGTAAAATATTAATAGTTTGTGGTTGTCTTCTTATTTCTCTAACACCAGGTGTTAGTACTCTATTTAATTGATTTTCGAACTGTTCTTTTGAAGTTCCTAAATCAAAGTTTTGAAATTCACTATTCATATCTTTATAAATTCCTTTAATAGTATCTAATTGAACTTCTACTTTTGCAGCTAATGTTGGATCTTCTTTTTCTAATCTACTAATCATAGAGCTAAATGCTTTTTCATTATATGTTGGAACTTTGAATATACCATTAAATAAAGAGTCAGTTTCCTTCTTATTATTTAATCTGCTTTGAACAATATCTTTAACATCTGTTTCATCTATACCTATAGTATTTGCATCTTTTATAGTTTGATACATTTTATTTTGTGAATCATATGATTCAGTTAAGTAATTTTTATAAGCATCTAATCTTTGTTCCATAGTTGAAGACGGTTTATAAGCTATCTCAGCAAATTTTCTATCTACATTTTGTTTATCCTTATTATAAGATGTTACAATAAATGGCATACTTGCTAGTGGTTTAGCATCTTCAATTCTAACTCCGGTAGTTATTGCAACAAGTTCTGTATTCATATCTCTTATAGTTCCTGCATCTGTAAATTTACCAGTAGCTCCTTCCCATACTCTTTGTGCAGATTTAACTGCTCCAGGTACAACTCCACCTGCTATATGTTGAATACTTTTTGAAATTTTGGTGTTAATATCATCTTGAGGATAAAATACTTTTCCGCCTTCTCTTTTAATTCCATCTCTAAGTGTAATATCAAAAAGTCTTTCTGTTCCAATCGATTCATCAACGAATGGTGCAAAAAACTCTCCAATAGCTCCAGATCTTCCAGTTACAGCATTTCCAAATAATGCATTCATAACTACTTTATCAACAGTGTCTTTATTTAAAGAACCATCTGCAAATGCATTTAATACTGCATTAACAGGACGTAACATTGAATCATATGGATTGGTATATGAAAAGTTATAATATTTAAAATTACCATTTTCATCTGGTGCTGTTACTGGAATTAATGTTGAATTTTTTTGATATTGAGCAGCAAATGATCTTTGAAATGCTTCTATCTTATCTTCACCCACACCAGTTAAAGCTTCAGCTGTTTTTTTAGTTACATATCCTAATCCACCAAATCCTGCAGAAGCACCCATTAATCTTCTTGCTCCCATTTGTCTTATTAAAGGATTAGCACTTGTAAGTTCTCTAGCACCAATAGAAATTATATTTGCACTATTTCTAATTATTTCTGATGGAAATGATACATAATTACCAAATGGTAAATTTCTAAGTCCTCTTACAGCTTTTGGAACTTGACTATAAGTTGGCATAGTTTGTTTAACTAAATAAGCCGACATTTCTCCAACTATATCAGTAGGGGTTTTTAAATTACCCGTTAAATAATTAATTTCTTGAAACTCTTGTTTTGCAACAGTTTTATACCAATCTTTTACTTCTTTCATAAAATCATCATATGCCTTAGTTCCTTTTTGTAATAAGGCTGGATTTTCAGCTTTAAGTGCTGTTCCAAATGCACTTTGATAAAAAGAATCAGCAAATATTTTCCATCCACTATCTGCCCCTTGATATATATCAATAGCTTTTTTAACATATGGATTATTCATAAATGAATTTAAATCTATTTTTCCTTTATTAGCTGTTTCAAATAATTTCTTTAATTCTTGTGCTTGAATATTTTGATCAATAACTCCTCTTGTTATTAAATCGTCAATTTTATCTTGTAATAATTTTGGATTTATTTTTGCACCTTTAAATATATCCTGAGTAATTATTTTAAAACTATCTGATAAAGAAGTACGACCCCCATAAAGACCATTAACTAATGCAATAAAAGCGTTACCAGTTACGTTTCTTATTTGTGCTACTGGAGAAAATACTGTTCCACCAATTTGAGCAACACCTTTAATTTTCATTATATTTGCATAAACTGGATTATCTAATAAACCATTAAATACTGCTTCTACTCCTCTTAATGAATTAACTATTTCAGGTCGTGCATAATAACCACCTTTTAATAAATCAGATTGAAATATATTATCTACAAATTCATCTTTTCTATATTTTATAGATTGTAAATTATTTTTATTTACACCTAATGCTTCTGCTTCTTCTTTTCTAAGTATTAATTTTTTACTCGGATCTAATGTTCTTTCAGACATATCAATTAAAGAATCAAAAAATCTTCTGTAAGAATTTTGTTTATTTAGATATATAAGACCACCCAATATTCCAGAACTATAATCAGAAGTTGGTAATGGCACTTTCTTACCTTTTATTGTTACTTCGGATCCTTTTGGAGTAGATAAATAATCAACAACAGAACTAAGATTTGTTTTTCCTTTACCTTGTAATTGTTCAATTTTTTTATATAATTTAGCTAAACTATCTATATTTGTTCCCTCTCCTAATTGCTTTGATATATTTGTAAATATTTGTCTAGGGTCTAAATCACTTCTTATCGCTGCATTTTTTATATCTAACGTTCTCATTTCAGCTTCTTGATATAAAGATTTTTTAAAATCATCAACTTGGTTAATATTTAAATTTAATTTATTTCTTTTATTGAATTCTTTTAAATTTTTTGAATCAACTGCTAATATTTCATTAGCAGATCCTTTTTTATTTTTAATAGCTTGAAAAACATTTTCATTTAAAATTGAAGAATTATATTTTGTTTTAAAATCATTTACTGATTTCATATCTAAATCAAGATTATATTTATTATTAAATTTAGTTAAATTTCTTTCATTAACATTAAATATTTCATCAATATTACCCTCTCTTCTTTTAATAGCTCTATATATGGGATCGCTACCAAATGTATTTGCAGTTTGTCTATTAATTATAGATGCTCGTAAATCTTGTTTACTTAATAAAATTTCATCTGAAAATAATTTAATAACCTTTTCTTGTTTTAATGGATCAAATGCAAATCTTGCATTATTAAATGAAGCAAGGGATTGTTTAAATGAAGTACCCATAAAATCTACAAATCCAGATTTTAATTCTTTAGATGTTAAATAAGGACTTAATTCACCCTGTATATCCACAAGCTGTTGTTTTAATTTTTGTGCATATTCTTTTACTTGTTGAGATACCGTTGGATCTAAAGTATCTAATATTTTTTTAGTTATTTCATTTTCAGAATATTTATAATCATACAATACTTTTCCAGTTATAGGATCTTTTTCTACAATCTCTTTAATTTTTTTAGTAACTGGATCAACTTCTTTTATTTTTCTAGGAGTAGCTTTTACGTTTCCAGTGTTGTTAAAATAATCTAATAATTTACTTTGTTCTAACTGAATTATATTTTTAGATTCTCCTTTATTAAAAGCAGTTTTAAATTGACTTACAATATTATCTTCTAATGTTTTATTCATGGAAATAAATGTATCAGCAGCTTTCTTTGCTCTAGCATCTCCATTTGCTAATATTTGATCTCTAACTAATACAAGATCTCCTCTAACTCCACCATTGGAAAAAAGCCATTCTTTAACTTTAGCTGTAGAATTATCTATTAATTTTCCAAATGGTGTGTCTTTTGGAGGAAGTAATCCAACAATTTTTTCTCCAGCAACATCCATTCCAGATTGTATTCTATTTATCAATTTTGGAACTATTTGAGGAACATCAATTCTAGCAACTTTTCCTCCAGAAATCACAGATGCAACTGGATTTATAACTGCATAATCAACAGCTCTTATTGCATTTCCTCCAACATATCCCAATGCTTGTCCAGCTGGTTGTAATCCATATTTAAATCCTAAGGTTCCAGCAACTGGAAGTAAGGGTATTGCTCCACTTAATGTTGCACCTTCTGCTCCAAATTTTAATTTACTCTTTAATACCTCAGATGCTTTATCTTTTCCTGCTAAATCTTCTCCAGCATATCCTTCGTATAATCCAAATTGTTCTCCAGCTGTTTGATTTATACCAGGAGCAGATACTACAAAATCAGTTAAACCTCCAACTGCTCCAAAATAACCAGCTCTCTTAGCGATTTCACCAGCTTTACCTGCTACACTTGGAATATCATCTAATTTTTGAAATTGACTTAATTTACTTAATCCAGGAATAAATGGAGCTATTTTTGTTGCCTTAGCAATTGGAATACCATACTGCACTAAAACAGCAGTGATATCTCCTATTCCAGTTTCTGTTTCAGGTATTTTAAAAAATCCTTCACTAAAAAATTTATCTAATTTTGTTAAAGTATCAGTATCAAAAGCTAAATCTATTCCAGCCAAAGGTATTTGTAATAATCCTTTTGCAATACTACCAACTGCTTTTGCAGGAGCTTGAAATACTATATCTGTAAAATAATCTGTAAGAGTTGGTGAGCCTCTCGGTTGTAATACTTCTTCCGATGTTGTTTTTCCAAATATATTACCTAAACTACCTGGTTGTAAACTTTCCGAATCTTCTTGATCTTCAGATGTATTAAAAATATTAAAAGTCGCCATAGTACTCCTATGCGTTTTGAGGTAATACTAAATTAACTCCATATTTAACATTAAATTGATTTACATCTTGTTGTGTCTTTATATAAGCAAAGTCTTGTAATGCTTCAGCGCTACTTGAAATAAGTCTAACAATATCATCTGTAATTTCTCTTGGAAGTCTATTTCTTATTTCTTCAAAAGATAATTTTTGAACTGGTTTTTCTGGAAATCCACTTACATTAGTATCTACGATTGTTTCAGATTTTGTAGTTGATCCATCGGTTGTATCTTCAACAGTTGAATCCATAATCGACATTCCACCAGTAGCTTTATTTATTCTTCCACCATTAGCTTTAGGTAATCTAAATGTTTCAGTTCCTATCTTAATTATAGTTTCATATTTATTAATTAAATTTGGGTCTGGTTTAGCCTTAGCTTTTTCAGCTGCTAATTTTCTCTTAGCGTCTTCAACTTGAGTTACAGCTTGTTGTAATTGTGGAGCTGTATATTTTCCAGTGGCTTGAGCATAAGCTCTTTCTCTTAAATCTGCTTCTGATAAACCATTATATAGAGGTGTCCCATCTTCTCTATAAGTTACTTCATTTCTATCTCTAGCTAAATTAATTTGAGATCTTATTGACTCTTCAATACCTTTCATTTGTGCACTTGAAGCTCCAGCAGATATTTCAGCTTTTTTAATTTCTTTACTTGTTTCATAAGCCTTTAATACTGCTTCTCTATCTATTTTAGCTCTTTCTCTAATAAGAGGCATAGCTAATTCTCCGGCAGCAGCTATTTTTGCATTAATACCACCAGGAACAGCTAAAGCCCTTGCAATAATTAAAGCATTTTCAGCAGTAGTTAATCCTTCATCTTTTAATAAACCTTTTAACATATCCGCTTCTTTTCTAATATCACTTCTTGGATCAGTTTCTTTTCCTTCCTTAGTTCTATATTCATTTGTTACTATTTTTGATTCTCTAGGAGGAGCTATATCTTCACTTGAATATTTCTCAGCTTCCATTCCTGTTGCTCTTGCTAATCTTAAATTCTTAATAGCATCAATTCTTTCTCTAGCAGTTGCATCTGGAGATAAAATTCCTTTTTCTATTAATAATTTTTCATCAGCACTAGGTCCAAAAATACTAGATAAAAACCCTTCTCCTTCATTTTTTTTAATTGGAATAGATTGAATACCAAACTGTTCTCTATTTTGTTGTTGTAAAGCTCTCTGTTGTTCATCAAATATTCTTCTATTTTCTAATATCGGCAATGTTCCTGGTGTTACTGGTCCAGCTTGAGCATAACCGATTCTTCCACCCATAGCATAAACTGGAAGATTGGTATAAGAATTTTGAAATGGAGTTAATGGTTGAGCAATATTGCCAAACATATAATTTTGTCTAGGCTCAACATGAGACATGATCCCTGATCCTTGGTCAGCTTGACCACCCATCTTAAACATTGGTCTTTTAAATACGTTATACATTTTTATTTTCCAAATAAACTTCCAAGTCCATAAACAGTTGCAGCTGAAGATAAAGCTTGACTCAATGGACTAGCTTGTTGACCAGCTCCCCCTAATGGAGTTACTTGTTGTGAATATGGGGCCTGAGGTTGTCCTGCTAATAGTCCAGTTATTCCTGAACCAAGTACAGATAATCTTTGATATGGCTCTTGATAAGCAAATTGTGCAGCTTGTCTTTGAGCATCTAATACTGCTTGTTGGTATGCAAGGTTTGAAGTTCCTGCAGCACCTAATTGTTGAATACCTGTTGCAGTTAATGTTGGTTGTAATGCAGCAAGTTGTTGTTGTTGACTGAATGCAGTTCCTGCTGCTTGTTGTGCAGCTTGATAACCTTGTTGTAATAATTGTGCTTGTAGTGCAGCTCTATTTCTTAAACTCTCAGCTCCAAATTCTGCTCTTTGAACTCCTTCACGTCCGCCACCAAATGCTCCAGCTTGTATAGCTGCAGCTGGTATTGCTTGTGCTGCAATTTGTCTTTGTCTGTCATATTCAGCAAGAGTAGTTGAGATAACATCTTGTTGATATGGAGACATAAATTGTTGATATGCACCTGGTCCTGAATATTGTTGAGCTTGACTTAAATATGGTTGATACCCTGCAATACCTGTTCCTTGACCAACACCCGTAACTGCTCCAGTAGTTGGATCAAATGTTAATGCACCAAGTCCAGCTTGTGTTGCTGCTTGTTGTTGTGCTGCTTGTGTTAATACGTTTTGTCCAGCAACTGTTGGTGACATTGCTGTCATCTCTGCAGCAGTTGGAGCTTGTCCTGTTTTTGCTGTTAGTAAATCTAAATATGTTTGACCTGCTGCTTCTAAATATGGTGCTGGTTTTGATATTGTAATTTGTTCTGTTGCCATTATGTTACCTTAGTTTTTTTAACTTTTTTCTCTAAAGACTTCATTAACTTATACATCTTTTGAGCACCTTTGTTAATACTTCCATTACCTGCACCTCTTACGGCATCAGCTGTAAATACAAACTCATTCTTACTTAACATAGCAGGAACATCGTCTGCTTTTTCTTTAATTCCAACTGGTATATATCCACCTTTTGCTCTTAAGTCTAATTCTGTTATACCACCTTGATTTTGTCTCGTTGGTATTTCACTACCCATAGCATAATCCATTCTACCACCATTTGCTTTTTGTGTTCGATCATCAATTCCATCTTTTGGATCAATATCTATAAAATCAGATATTGAATATGTTAAATTACTTGCACCTTGTGGTTTAAACATTTGAGGATTCTGTTGTATTAATTTAGCTATCATTCCACCAAGTCCACCACCCCCACCGATATTAATATTTTGACCAGAAGCGGGACCACTAACTGCATCAACTACTCCAGAACCAGAAACTAGATTTCCAAGTAAGTAACCTTCTCTTGGTGTAAGTTTAATACTTAAAAGACCACCTTCTGCAAATCCTTGTGGACCCATCATTAAAGATGTCATTGGTGAATTACTAGACTGATTACTTGGTTGACCAAGTGTTTGTTCAGCTTGACCTAAATTTTCACTCAATGTTTCTAATCTTGGGAATATAGGTTCTTGCTGTTGTTGTTGAAGTCCATTCATTATACCACCAGCTTGAGCAGTTGTTCTTATACCAAAAGATTCCATAGGAAGTCTTGATTGATATGCCGTTTGATACATTGCCTTTTGTTCATTATAAATTTGTTCATTAAATTCGTTGGCAGATAATCCAACTTGTTCTGCTTTTTTCTTAGCATCTAAATAACTGGGTATAGCCGATAGAGTTGCAATAACTGCTCTTTTATCTACATTACCATTAGCATCAGTATACATAGCTTTAATAGCACTTCCTGTTAAATCCATTGCAGTTTTAGCTCTTGTTCCAAAATCAACTCCAGATGTTGGATCAAAAATTGTCTTTAATTGATCTAAAGTTCCAGGAGCCTTGCTGAATGTTCCAGTTGTAGCTGAACCACCAAATGGTTCCATTTGATTCACCGCTGATCTACCTGCATCAGTGTATTGTCCTAATTGTAATCCTGTTGTAGTTCCAAGTGGACTTGAATAAGGAACACCTATAAAACTAGAAGCACTTTGTCCTAATGATGCTGCATCAAATGGATTTATTCCAGTTTGAAAACCTGCTCCACCTATTCCTCTTGCAATCTGTCCACCACCATATGTTAGAGCAGCTGATTTTAAACTACCACCAATACTTCCTGTTCTATCAAAGTTTCCAAGTCCTGACATTCCAGCTGCAAGCAATGGATTGAATGGAGCAACAAATGGAGCTGCTGCTGAAGCAATAGAGGCTACTTCATTTGGTATAATATTTCTTACAAATTTTTTAAGCTTACTACCTAGACCATATTTTTCACGATCTACTAGATTTCCTATCCCGTATAATTGTCTATTCATTTGTGCTCGCGCTATTGTCATAAATTAATAATCGTTAATAAGGCAGGCATAAATATCCTGAAAACAGTAGACTTTACTTGATTTTATTGGAATCGTCAATCTTTCTTGTATTTATTAATTCATCAATAAACTTACCTTCATAAGAATATTCTCCAACATGAGTAATAAAATCATCAACGTAACAATAGCATTTTCCACCAATATCTCTGAATTTTTGACAGAATGCAAAGTCTTCTCCATAGTATTTATTTGTTTCTTGATCAAACCAAGTATCAAAGAAATTCCATAGATTCTCAGTATCTTTTGTTTCACCATTAATTATTGTAGGTTGTTTAATTTTAAGATTAGGATATTTTTCAATCATCTTTAAAATAGCTTCTTTTTTAATAAGCATAAATCCAGTTGGAGCATGAGTTACTTCCATAACACCTTTACTAACAGTTATGCTTTGTTGATCCTCTACTTTTATTGGATATGTAAAACCAGATCTAGATAAGTCTTCTATACTAATATTTTTATCATCTTTAATTCTACCATGTAACTTATTCCAATTTATAGTTTTCATTGGATATGGAATTGAAACAACATCTTTATTACATTTTAATAATTTAACTACAGAAGATGGATCAAAAGATATATCAGAATCTATAAACAACATATGTGTATATTCTTTTTTATTTAAAAAGTTAGCTACACATAAGTTTCTACCTTGTGTCACTAAAGATGATTTTAATAATAAAAAATCTATTGTAAGTCCTAAAGAATGACCCATTCCTTGTAATGTTAATAATGATTCAGCGTAATGAATAGATACTTCAGAATGGACTGGAGTTGCAACCAATAAAGTTATATTTTTAAAATCAAAACTATCTGTTTGTTGTGTCTGTATAATTTCTGTTTTAATTTCTTCTTTCTTAAACCATATAGGTCTACTTGCGTCTTGCATTAATTGCTCCTTCCAAGAATTTAGTCCATGCATAACCAATCTTATTCCAGTTATAAAATCTATTTGTGTAATCTATTTGCATATCTAAATGCTGTCTGATTGATGGGTGATCCAAGGTCCCTGCTGCATGCTCAATTGCAAATGCAAACTTATTCGCTAAACTTGTAAATGATTTCTCGTATGGAACATATGTAATAAATTCTGCACCTGTTTCATACAAAGCACCATAATCAGTTGTAATACAATAAAGACCTGCTGCCATTGCCTCTAATGCTGATATACAAAATGTTTCTTCCCAGATACTTGGAAAAGCAAAGATATGATATTTATTTAAATTCTCTCTTATATATTCATGAGGTTTGTAACCAATGTAATTTACATTAGGTAAAGATCTAGCTTGTTCATATAAATCTTTATATGCATCATCATTAGCTTGTTTAAAGGCATCTCCATATACTTCAGTTGATGAATAAACATCTAAACTAATGAGAGGATTCTTAACAAGTTGCATTGCAGCTAGAATGACATTTAAACCTCTCCATGGAGTTGGATGAAATATAAGTTTAATAGGATCACCTTTTACATGTCTGGTCCTTGGAACTATTGGTACTACACCATTTTTTATAACAATACATTTTTCAGTTGGTATATCAAAATACATTCTGAACTTTTCATAATTCCAATGTGAGTTAAATACATACCAATCGTATTTATTATGATTAGATTTATCTTGAAACCAAGGTGCTAAATTTGGTTGATCATATGAATTCTTTTGCCAAAGTATATTTACTTTATTTGGATCTAATGGAACTTTACCAGGAACGGATGTACATATTTGCACTTGATCAAGCAAATCTTTATTTACATGTTTTTCTAAAAACTCAAATTGTAATTCTGTACCACCTCTAGGTTTCATTTTTCACTCATAAATTTCTTAAATACTTCTAATCCTTTATTAGTAACTTTAACTACAACATCACGACTGATATCATTATTATCAACGTTTGCAGCTTTAAGTTCTTCTTCGTCTTTATAGATGTATCCTGTTTTTTTATTCTTTATTACTGTAACAGTTTCTGTCTCTATATGATATTCTTTCTTATCCATATTTTAATTAAATCCCATTGGACATTTTCTTTTAACTTCTTCTGTCTTATTAACATTTTTCTTTCCCATTCTATAACCCATAAAAAATGAGAATGCTAAGAATAATATTACTATTGCTGTATGCCAAAAATAAAACATATTAATTCTGTCCGTTTTGATCGTCTCTATTTATTTCTAATATTGCTAGTGTTGCACTTATACCAGATGTAACAGAACTTTCAAGTCTTATGGTATCGGTTTCTTCTAATACAATTGGCCCCTTTGCTAGATTACAAATCGTTGGACCAGATATACTAGCATAAGCTATCTGATAAACTGTAGATACTGAATCGTCATTAATGGATACTTTTAATACTTTACTCCCAGATTCATTAGTCACCTGTATATTTTGAATAATTGCATTAGCATTTGATGGACATGTATATACTGTCACAGCAGCTGTAGTGCTAGGATCATAAAATGCGTTTTTATAAATATTTGCCATATTATTGTGTTAAATCATAAAAAGTTAAAAGTCCAATTCCACCACCTGTACTAGTAAGTGTTCTAGCACAAAGTGAGTAAACATCACTAGCTCCTGCAAGAGAAGCACCTAATTGTAAATCAAAATTAAAAGAAGCATTAGCTCCAGATAAAGCAGATCTTCCAGATTTAGAAGTTAAAAATTCACTATATACTAAAGTACCTCCAGTTATAGCAGTAGCCGCAATATCAAATTCTACATTTGCATCTGATGCAACAGCTGAATAAGAAGCACCTGTTAATGTACCATTTTTAAATAAACCTATTTGATAATTGTCTGTAGTTGTTGGTAAAATATTTACATTATAAGGAATAACAACAGCACCTAATGAACCAGATGCAAGTCTAATAGAAACGAGTGGTTTATAAGTTGTTGTTAAATAATTTCCAGCTGTTGCACTTGTCATCGTTGCAACATGTTCAATAGATGTTTGTTCATAACCACCTTCAGACACTACCGATGAACAAATTTGTTTTAAATAAGAAGCTGATCCCGTTGCCGCAGTATTTGTTATTTCATATCTTACAGGTAATATTGCAGTTGTCATATAAACAGAAGTTCCATAAACGTTTGCAGTTTGATAAGTATGACAAACTATGTATTGTCCATTAATAATAAAACCACATCTAACATTACCAACACCTAACCATTCAAAATCCATCCATAAGATTTGAGGTTTAGTTAAATCTAAAGTTAAACCACTTGCACCTGTTCCATCTAATTTATCTCCATTCCATGATGATTGATCTACTTTTCTTGTAGTATCATCAACAGAACCAATAATATAAGTTCTTAATATAAATGATTTAGTTGTATTATTTAATTGAAAAAATACTCCATTTTGAACTCCAAAATAACCAACACGTTGTCTTAAATTTGTTTTAGCTTCATTCATTACAAAAGTTGCAAGAACTAATAAACCCTTACCTGGTTGATAAGGAAAAGATCTAAATGTTTGTCTAACAACTTCAGAACCAGATGTAGTTGTTACATCCATTCTAACAGATGATTCATTTGGTAAATAAGTAGTAGATCCACTAGATGCAGTAGATGTATCAAATTGATTATCTATTGCGTATCTATTTTGAGAATCAAATAATGTATATGGTTGGGATACTCTTAATCTTCCGAATGCATCTGTGTTGGTTCCACCTATTGCAACATAAGCTGGATTACTTGGACCTGAGTTTAAATTATCACAACTCATTAGCAGCCAAACCTCATATTAAACCAAGTAAATCTTTGAAGATCTTGTTTTAAGTCTTCTTGGAAAGAAAAGTTTAATTGATCTTTTAATGTCTCTAAAGCTTGTAGAACTTGTCTTTGATTATCCGGTGAATACTCTTGACTTGGTTCTGGTATGTATGTTGTAATTTTTGCCATTATCTTCTTCCATCAGGTTGAATATCTATTCTAAATAATCCATATCTCCAATTTTCATCTACAGAATCATTTTCAACTTTAATACTCATTAATCTATTTCTTGCTCTAGTATCTATCTTAGTTGTAGATGAAGTTACAGTATATGGTCCAAGCATCTGACTATTTTGTGTTTGAGATGGATAATCTCTTAATAATAAAGTTACTTTAGCATTTCCTGTAAGTATTTTAAAGTCTGGTATAAATCTATTTATCTTCATTAAGAATTGACCATCCCCTTCTATATCTAAGTCAAAGTCTCCAGATTCAACATATGCAGGAATAGCTGTTTTAACTCCAGCGTAACTTACTTCATTAACACCTGTCTCATGTTCATAATATGTACATGCTCCATACGTATTTGTTACACCATTAATAGTTGGAAATGTAGGCACACCAGTTGATATCCATTTAGTAGCATAAGGTTTATCATACGTCTGAGCATCTGAATAAGTTGTTCTAGTTAAAGACATAGTAGTCCATGTGTTTTCAACAAAGTTGTAAACTACAGATGCATTAACTGCTGATGAATTTGCAGTTGGATAAAACCAAATTACTTCATTAAACAAACTATTATGAGATCCGTAGACAATATCTGAAGAATTATAATTTATACCAGGATTATCCCCACCTGTTGTAAACACATAATCTTCAACTAATGACGGCAATTGTTTAACAGTACCATCGTATACAAAGAATCCTCCACCAAATCCCATCCAGAATATTGCACCTTGTGCAAAGACTATTGAATGTTGACCAATACATCCGCAGTTTGTACCCACCTGTCTAATTGAAAAAACAAATGGAGGACCAACAAATTGCATAACATAAGCTGCTTGATCCGTTAAAATAAATATATAATCTTTACCTTGTACAGCCCCTACAATGTAGTTTCCTGTGTCAAGTCTAAAGGTACCTGCACTATTTGTTGCAGTGGGTGCCCAAGTGTTATAATCTTCTTGGTTTGAAAATCTTATAAACATTGGATCTTGACTTGATGGGGATCCAATAGTTGTTTCAGTTCCAAGTAAAATTAAATGTCTATCTCTATCGGACACAATAGAACAAATTGATTTAGTTGGAGCGTTTGCTATTACAGTTGCTCTAGTACTTAAAGCACCTCCTACGGATGGATCCCATGAATATGTTTTTCCATCTTTAATAGTTGAAACTAATATTTGTCCAAAGTTATCAAACGCCCAGTTTGCTGGTGACAATACAACTGTAGGTGATGATGATGCTTCACCCCAACCAACTGTTCCCCAAGTAGATGTTCCCCACCCATAACCATAAGTTTGATTAACAGGGCCCACGAATACATAAGGAGTTGTAACTAAAGATCCCCCACCAGTAACTCCAGTTCCTGTTTCAGCAGTAGCCATTGTAATTCTAAATGTAGATGAAGTTGGAACTGATATGACTTCAAAAGTATTCGTTGTAAAACTTGCTGATGTATAACTTGTTGTAGTTGGTCCTGGTGTTGTAACGCTTGTAAATATAATATAATCACCAACTGCAAGTCCATGACCTGCCTTATTAATTGTGACTGTAGTTGATCCTGTCGTAGATGTGTAAGTACATCCAGTTATAGCTGTACCAAGTGGAGTAATATCATAAAATGCACCTTCAAAATAAATAGCTAGTATTTTATTAGTTCCTATTGCTGCATATTTATTGCCCTTCAAATCTGTCCATGTATGTTGATCTCTTGCAACTCCTGCTAATGTTTGAGAAAGTAATTGTTGCCAACCTCCTATTTTTTCAGGGTATCCATAACGAAAACGAATAAAATCACCATCAATCCACTGACCTTCTGCAGCAGTTGCGGTATCTTGTTTATTAAATCCAGCTTTTATAGGTATCTTTTTTAAAGGCATAGGGTTTCTTATACCCCATATTTAACTAAGATGAAATATGTTTTATATCGTTATCTATTAATTCTTTTGGAACAGCTTGTATATTAAAGTGTATAAATCTAAATGGTTCAATTCCCGGATCTACTGTAAATTCATGACCAATATATGAATTAAAAAAAACAAAAACACCTGGTATTGCTTTGAAATTTACTTTTTC